CTTCACGTTGTACCCAGCGATCATGCTTACGATCTATGACAGACTGGATCAAAATGCCTTCTTGTTTGTTAAAGCAAATGGTTTCTGGGTCGATCTTTATTATGACCCATTCCCATTTGTCGTATTGTTTGCGTAGTTGCCTGTTGCGTTGATTGGTAGGCTGTAATTCTACCATATCACCAACCTTAAGCGCCGTAATATTCATCCGCACGTTCAAAGTCCTCCTGCTCTTGAATGTCACTTGGTTGTCCATCGTCACTGTCTCGGCCTGGGCCCAGGTCATATCCTTCATCTCTGTCGCTGAAGAAAGAAATTTCACGCCAATCCAATTCTTGTTCTACCTGCTCAGGCCAATTGATGATAAAATCAAATCCCTCGAGCAGAGAGCCGTCATTGGTATTTGAAGCAAACGCCACGAGCTTGTCAATAAGACCAGCTGCACGAGCAATCTCTTTATCTGACATAGTGTTACGCATAAACTCAGCAAGCATATCCACTATATTCACTTCTGCGGTAGTAAATAAGTCCTGAAGGTCTTGCAAAGTCTCATCGGCCGATGATTCTGACCCACGAGCATTCCAATAAGATTCTTTTATTGATTTATCCATTGCTTACCACTTCGGTCCTGTCAAATAAGTGGCACCGTATTCGTTTACTGCACCGGCACCAAAATCTTCGGCAAAGATGTTACCACGGACACCATTAGGTGCCGGAGCCTTCCACCCACCGGCCTTCAAAATGTCGCCGTTTATCATATTGACAAACGTATGGACAGATCGTTGACCTGGGGATGCGTGAACTACTCGGGCATACTTGTTGCCGTAGTCTACTGAAATGTGATCAGGATCGGCATGGGTAAAACCATTTCGTTCCCAATAGGCATTCATCTTGCCTTGCACCATTTCAACATAACCATTGATGCGTTCCTGTACATCACAGGGATTCATCTGTTGGTCGGACCACATCGTTTTGTGTTTCTTTTTTACCATTATTAGTTCCTTAAATGTAAAAGGGTGTGTCATCACCGTAACCGATGGCAACAAATACATTCTCACGAACCACCGTATCGGTGGCTTCTTCAAATCGTTTGTTGCCATTAAGTTCGTTTTCACCAAGGTCGATAAGTGCATCCATCACTTCCTTCCAAGATTGTTTCCGCTCTATAGCATTGTCAATAATATTCTTCACAGCTCGGTTACCGAGGTCGGTGAACATTCCAAAATCATTCATTACTTTCTCACCTTCATGGGTTTGAGGTTTAAACCTACCATAGCCTGTCTATACCAACCAGTATTATAGTAATCTTTGACTGCCTTACATTCTGTAGCCGCACTGCCGCATTGACTTCTACGCGGACATGGGTCACAGGGACAATCGTGTATCTTTCCTTTACTATCTGACATCTTAATTTCCTAAATGTTTCTCAACGTGAAATAATAGCTTACCATTTTTTCCCATATGCCGTCAAGCGAATAAGCGACTAACCCTTACTCAAATGCGACATAGGGAGTATATTAGTTGTTTATAATATACCGAAATTGTATTGTTTAGTATTGTTGGTTAATAGGTCGGATACTAACCAATGAGCAGGATGTTCCTTACTATGGAATCCACCAATGTGCCAGACATACTCGCCTATACGGGCATGGTCGGGGTGGGATTCTTTCCAATCATATATGCTGGCATATACATCTTCCGAATCTTCACCATCCTCATCCCATACTCTGAAACAAAGGTCCCACGATGTCCAGACCTTATCACCTGGCGGGCAATTAGGCTCACCAAATAACTCCACAAGCTTAGTGTAGTTTGTAGTGATGTATCCCATTAGACTTGAACCATTAGAGTCCATACAATCATCGGGTCCATATTCAACTTCAAGCTTTTGTGTCATGTGCCGTATCCCCAAGAGCCGGTGCCCTTATTATCTTCAGAATGATCAATGGGATATTCTTGCTCTTCCCATTCTTGATCTTCCCATTGTTGTCGGTCCATATCAGCAGACCATTCGTACATCTCTTCCCGTGAATCTTCATCAACCGCAAAACATCGGTCACAAGTCTCCAAGGGAGCTTCTTCGTAAACACCTGGGTTACCAGGGCCGGGGACGATATCCTCGACATAGCGACCTACCCATTCAACACGGGGCACATTGTTCTCATTCAGGCAGGACTCACAAGTGAACATATTAGTCGAATGTGACCAACGCTGTCCATCATCATGCTGTCCTGTAACAATTTTTCTGTATACTTTTGGCATTACTGTTTTTTCATCCAAGTTATGAAGGCAGGGAAATTATGAATTTGACTGCCGGGGGCACGTGACCAAGCTTTGCGGTCTTGTTTCATGGTATCGCACCAAAGGTTAAAATAATAATTCACTTCAGCCATACGGCTTTCATCAAGTGAAATCCCATTCTGTTCCAGCGCAATTAGAAATTCATTGCGACTTAAAGGATAGTTTTTTGTCATACTAACATCTCCTTGAGATTAGCAAAAGGTTTAAAGGTACGGGATACCGGTTTCTTGGCAGCCCGATAAAGAACGGCAACACGGTTCGCCTCGAGCATTTTCTCATGGGCCTCTTTACGTTCCCATTCGGCTTCCTCCACTACCTCCTGCTGCATACGGTCAGCAGCATCACGGATATCCTGAATAGGATCTTCCATGTTATAGTAACGACACCGAACCCCATAAAGCATTTTATGGGTATCTGACAGATATATAAGGAGGTCTTGTTTCTCCTCGTCTTCCGATGTGGTAGAGATATCCTGGAACCAGCCAGGGGCGAACATCAATGTATTTTTCATTTCCATACTGCTATTATACACAGCTGCCACCCATAAGTCAATTTCCTTCGTAAGTCATTGATTTATATAGGTTTTATTATGGGCCCTGAGCACCAGCTCTTACCACTTTTGGGATAAATTTCCTTTAAATATCAATGACTTACAGAGGTTTTGCCATGTCGTTTTTAGACAAGTGATGTCGTTTTTAGACAATATTAGAAATTACTTATGTTGTGACAGTAGTTTTTGCCGCTGCCGGATAAGGTGGTTAGATTGGTTTTTAATCGTTCAAGCTCATCCTTCAATTTGAGCTTTTTGATCTTTAGATTTTTGAGGTCAGCATCAGGTGCGTAATATTGACAGTGCTCAATTTCCTGATGGAGTTTTTCGTGTTCGTGTACTAAACTATTATAGTGATTTGTTACATCTTCAAGTATTGCATCAGTACGGGTCATTTATATATCTCCTTTAATGGTTATTTCCTGGCCCCATTGCGGCTCCACATCCTCCGCAAGTTCCAGTTCCTCCTTGCTGTTTAAATACGTCCTGAAATACAAATGTTGGGCTCATGCCCGAAGTATCATAATCTATAGTCGCACCATCCAAATAGGATATTGCGATTGGGTCAATAAAAAAATTAGGTGCTACTTCGGTGTCTCGTTCTTCGATTATGTCTACAAAGGTCATAGCGTGGGACATACCAGAACAGCCACCACCATATACAAATGCACGGACACCTACCATATCATTTTCTACGCACATCTCCGAAATCTTTTCTTTCGCCTTTGGTGTTACCTCTATATTCATTTCGGCACCACAAACGATGAGCCACAACCACACTGACCTTTGCCTGGTACACTTACTACAAAGTTAGGCATAAAGTTAGTTAGGTCGTAGTTGACTATCCCACCATCAATAAAATCTGCGGTAAACTCATCAATAACAAATCTACCCTCTGATAATGGCCATGTCAATTCACCCTGTTCTGGTTCGTAATGGGGTTCTGTTTTCCACTCGGCAATAAGACCCCCACAACCACCGCCTTTCAGCTCGTAGCGTACCGCAGCATCTCCCTTGCGTTCAAGAATACTGTTCATCTGCCGTATGGCATCATCTGTTACTGTGATACTCATTTAATCAGGAAGTACCATACTAGTGTTCCGACCACGGCCATATCCAGACATACCGAATATAACAGGTATGCACGGATCACCCATGGCCTTGCGCTCCGGAGGTACTTCACGGGTCTGTCCTCGTTCAATCATTTTCTAGTTCCTTTATGATTTTCTTTGATGTATTCTCAGCAGTATCACCTTCTGCTTTAATACTTATAAATTCACTTCTACCTTTATAATAATCAACAACTGGGCCTGTCTCCTTTTCATAAACCTTCAATCGGTTCTTTATGATTTCCGGCTTATCATCAGCACGACCTCTCGCTGTCAATCGGCGTATTACCTCTGCCTCACTTACATCCAAAAATACTACTCGATTTACTTCTATACTAGCCTTCTGCATTTCCTTTAGTTGTTCCATATTTCTAGGGAACCCATCAAGAATATATCCATTAGGCGATTTTAATATCTCTTGTTTTATGATTTTGACTACCACATCCAAAGGCGCAAATTCACCCTTCGATATAAGAGCCTTTACCTCGGGATCATCAGACTTTCTCAGTATATCACCAGGATATATATGAGGTATACCAAAATGTTTAGAGATGGCCTCGGAGTAGGTAGATTTACCAGACCCCGGGCCACCTAGTAACATAAGCTTGATAGATGCAGCTTCAATAATGTATGTAGAAAATCTTTTCATACTTATTATTATACTCTCTATTTAGGCTAATGTCAATAGTTTTACTTAAGCTTACGAACTTCCTTGAACCAGACATGGCGTCTAAGTTTCTTATCATATTTTTTAAATCGTAACTTTTCACCAGCCTTTAGTCCCCTAGTGGGTTTTGTGGTAGTGTAATACTCACCAGTACCTTCCTCGGATACTAACTTAACTATTCTGTACGGTTTTGCCATAGGTCACTTCCTTTAACCAATTTTCAAGTTTTTCATAACCACCAATATGAATTTCCATTTCTTCATTACCATAAGCTCTGTTAGGATCATACATGAAAACCTGGGGCACAGTTTTTGCATTATTTGATTTCTTAAAAAATGCTTTCTGTATCTCAGGACTTTCCATCACGTCCACATAGGTATAGTTCTTACCATAATGATCTAATAGTGTTTGGGCCATAGTACAATACCGACACGTTTCAGACCCATATACTATATACTCTTCCTTTCTCACACTAGACCTTTCCATTCATTATTACTGAGTTTTCTATCTTCACAACCACACAGGTTATCCGGTGTACAGGTACACGGGTCACAAGTACAATTCTCACAATTACAATCTATGTTATCGCAAGCCATTTTCTTTTCTCCTAAGTGATATTGTTTTCGGTAACTATACGTCATTCTCCTAGGTCTACTAACTCACGGTTCGCCAAGTGTTGTTCTTCGATTTCATCTTTTGACTGTCCATGATATGCTACCGCTTGATATTTCTCTATCATCAAATCATTTAGAATGACCCAGGCATCAGTCTCATCGTTGTAAACTTTGAACTCACCTAGAATTCTACCATACTTACCAACAGCATCTTTATGTGTTATCAGTGTTTGGGCACTACCTTTCGGCAAATAAGACTGTACAAACTTCTTTGCAGCGAGACCGTATTTCTTTTCTACTAAGTCTCTAGTACGGGACTCTGGTGTATCCATACCATAAAAACGGACTCGCTGTTTCTTTAACCAAACACCGAACCCCAAGTCAATATCCACATCGGCGGTATCACCATCAATTACTCTAATTATTTTACAGGCATATTCGTACATACACTTATTTATTCTTTTTTGTCTTCCTCTTCAGAATTTGGAGGAATAGTAGTAATATTATCCTTATCATAATACTCCATAGGAATTTCTAACTTGTCTAACTTGTAGGGTAATATAAGAAACTCTCCTTTACGAATTATCATAAGATAAACTATTTCATATGGTTTTTTATTTACCATATATGTGGCTACATCTATCATATCATTTATAGGATAACCATCCATAGCCACAACAACATCATAGTTTTTTAGACCTTGTTTTGAGCCATAATCATCTTCCTCAAGAAAATTCATTATTACACCAAACGTATTTGGAACTTCCTTACCTTCTTCCTCTAAAATATACGATGCAACATCTACATTTAGATTTATAACATTTAATTTTAGCGCAGGCCTTGGCACCTCTATACCCTGTGTCATCCATAGTAAAGAATTCGCTATAGTATCAATCTGTACGGCATAACCCATACCGCTATAGATTTGTATTTTTTGTACCGTACCTTTGGTGGGAGCAATTATGTAAGTGTTTATACCTATCACATTTCCTTCAGTATTAAACAACGGGCCGCCGCTACTACCTTCCTGTATTACTGCATCATGCTGTATAAGATACACATAGGGTGTAAGGAAACTCTGTCTATTGATTGAATTGATAACGCCTTTGGTGACTGACCATTGTAAACTTAATGGGGCACCTACCGCATATACATCTATCCCTGAAATTATTTTATCAGTATCATATTCTAAATTGACATAACTAAATTCTTCCTCAGGCCAAGGATCTATATCAATCAATGCCAAATCAGCAACAGGATCTATTCCTATTACTGTAGCTGTATGGTAACGTCGGCGTCTGTCTTTATGTAACCATACTCTAATTTTATCTGAATTATGCACCACATGATAGTTTGTTAGAATATTACCATCTTCGGATATGATTACACCCGAACCATGGCCTGTTACCATATTGTCTTTCTCAACCCTGACTAAAACTGTAGAATTTAATGCTTTGGACATCAAATCCACATGAGTCAATTCTTCAGCGTATGCCTTGAAGGTGCATAATGTTAAGAGAGACACCAAGAGAAACTTGGTGTATATTTTCATATTGTATTTCCTAATCAAATTTCGCCCAGCCAGATAGTGCATACCCTGACTGCTTATGTGTATTGGGATCAGATGCCATCTTGGGCGTTTGTACATTTATCGTGGTATTACTATTGCTAGAATTTGTAACAGGAGCATTAACTATGTTATTACTACTACCACCCTCACCATACATATTAGCACTTGCTGTAGCGATATCGTTTCCTGGTGTCATTTGAGCTGATGGTTCAATAGCCGGGTCACGATATGATGCTCTAGCACCAGCAAGTTCTACTGCCCTACCTCTACCTGTAGAATTAACATCAATGTATGTTGAGCCTGTAAGTTCTTGCAATCGGTCAATATCATCCGCAGTATATATACCCTGATCTCTTAATTTAGCCTCATCACCTTTCCAATCTTCCCAATCGACTGTTTTGTAGCTATCTGCAATATTATTATAATCACCACGGGCGCCACCTGAGCCATCTTCGCTAGTTATTATCGACTGGCTAACATCACCGATAGAATTCATAACTCGGGTCATCTGTGAAGTACCTTCCTCATACTCATCGCCTGAAAATTCAGTACTAAACTTGTTCACGGCTTCTATATTCGTACCAAACATATAATCCATAGTCGCTATTTTAGCATCTCGTTTAGCTTCTGTTTTTCGTTTCTCTAGCGGGTTTTCTTCGTAGTACCCTGTATTTTCCTCTAGTAAATAAGCTGCACGGGCCCGGGCATCCTCGGCCGTAGCATTCTTATCTCTCATAAAGCGCTGCGCTTCTTTTTTGGTCATTTCTTCATTTGCAACTACTGCTCTGAGTTCTTCCTGTCTCTCTGCTCTATCTATCTCAACTTCATCCTCATATTCTAATCCCATTTTTGTCTGTCGCTGCAAGACACCTGCGCCACCGCCAGCATAAGCAACACCTTTATCTTGCATTGCTTTGAACATCTGGGCCCATTCTTCATCTGTAGCACTCGCTAAAAATTCTCTACGACCTTCAATGGTACTCATATCAACTTCTTTATCACCTACTGAAGCAGCCAATGCCGGTGGAGGAACAACCTTTTTACCTGAGGCTGTTTCTGTTGGTTTAGTTTTACCATCAGATTTTAAGCCCATACCTTCTTTCATAATCTCACCTAAGGGAACATCATGGGTATAGAGCGAACCTTCCTCAAGCGCAGCATTAGTCATCTTTTGTTGATCTTCAGCAAGAACTGCTTGTAGTTGTACTTGTTCTTGATTAAGTGCCGCAATTTCTATTTCTTCTTCGGTACTAATTTGGTTTAATGCCAATTGTTCTTGTTCATTAATTGCTGCAATTTCTGTTTCGGAATGGCCTTGAGCTTGTGAAAGTGCTATTGCAGCATTCCTAACATCTATATCCTTATCTTCTTGGGTATACTCACCAATACCAAACAAACCACCCTCACTAATTTCTTTTTCTGTAGCTGATTTTAATTTTTTCTCTAACTGAGTAACATTATTTTGAACTATTTGACGGCTATCTTCAGCTGCCTCACCGACCTGGCCACGTTTTCTTTCAGCCCGTGATTTTGCATCTGTTTTTTCTTCTTCTACTTCTGCAATTTTTTCTGTAGTTACAGCAATCGCCTCTGCGGTCTTATCTTTGTCGCTACCAAGTCCAAGCCAACCCATTAATTTCTTACCACCAGGAACTTTAGAAATCATAGATACTAACAAACCACCCCAATCTATATCAAAGATATTAGCAAACCATTCACCTATAGCCGCAAGAGCATTTTTTAAGGTTTCCCATAAACTAAACCCTTCACTGGCTGCTTCTCCATCTTCTTCGCCCCAAGAGAATAATTCAGTAAACCACTTTTTTACGCTTTTCCATATGTCTGAAATGTATGTTGTTAAATTAGTCCAACCTTCAGCAATACCATCTGAAGCCCATGCCCAGAGTCCTTTGAACCAAGCAATAGCAGAATCCCATACACCTTTAATAAACGTGGTTACATTAGTCCAACCTTCCGCTATACCATCTGAAGCCCAAGACCATATTTTTTTAAACCAAGCAATAGCAGAATCCCAAATACCTTTAATAAATGTTGTCACATTAGTCCAACCTTCTGCTATACCATCACTAGCCCATGCCCAGAGTCCTTTGAACCAAGCAATAGCAGAATCCCATACACCTTTAACAAATGTAGTCACATTAGTCCAACCTTTAGCAATACCATCACTAGCCCATTCCCAAAGGCCTTTGAACCAGCCTATTACTTTATCCCACACGCCTTGGATAAATTCTGTCAAACCTGTCCATACACCAGATATTGCTTCACTAGCCCACGTCCAGAGTCCTTTAAACCAATCTACTACTTTCAGGAAGGCCTCTTTAATCGGTTTCCAAAATTTGACTGTCAGCCAAAGAACTAATCCGGCAATGGCAGCAACAACCAGAATCTTCCATTTTGCAAACATCATCACTACTTTAAAAATAGTTTTAAAGAAGTTAAAGAATTTTAAAATCATTTTACCAAACTTACCCATCCCACCTAACTTCTCAGCAATACCACCTTCAACTGCATCTTCACCTTCCTTTGATGCATCTGGTCCTTCTGCAACGTCCGCCATTATCTCCAGGAGTGATGTTTGTTTTTTCAGTTCATCTAATATTTCGGCAGAACTACCAGCGATACTGTCCATAGCAATAGCAGGATCTGCAATACCAGCACCTTCGGCTGCAGCTTCACTACCATCGGCCTCAACACCTTCTTCTTCCTCACCACCACCAAACATAGACATTGCTGCACCTTTAAGAGAAGCCCCAATACCTTTAATCTTTCCGCCGATAGTTGTAGGTTTTTCTTGCGGCTTGACATCTTCTACTGGCTTACCTGTTTCTGGATCAGTTCCAAATGCTGCGCCTTTTCCCATAACATGAGCTTTAGCCAGGGCACCAATAGATAATTTCTTTTTAGGTATGGCCTCAGTGGTTGGTTTAACTCCAGGTGGCGCATCTTTATCTTTTTTATCACCAAACAGAGCATTAAAGCCACCCTTGGCCAACTTACCAATTCCCTTAATACTACCAACTAATCCTTTCCTAATCTTATCAAAGCCCCAAGCTGCAAGTATCTGCACAGGTTTGGGGAACATATTTTTAAGAGAACCTATTAGACTATAGGTGCCAAATATACTGTCATAAAATTCTGAACCAAAATCTCGTTGTCGGTCTTTTAACTTCTGTTGTAATTTTGCTTCTTCCTTCTGAAACTCTCTATCAGCCTTTCTTAATTTTGCGGCATCGGCAGTGCTGGCTTTTTCAATTTCTTTACGGAGATTAGCTAATTGTTTTTCCTGACTGAGTTTCTTTTCTTTAAGTTCTAATGCATCATCTTCTTTTTCGGACTCTTTATTTAGAAGTTCATTTTGTTTCTTGATACGATTTTGTAATTCTTTGAGTCTCTTATTGGCGTCCTTACCTTCTTTGGACATATTCCAGGCTCGATCAGCCTCAAGCTTAATAAGCTTTGCTGTAACATCCGCAAGACGTTTTTTATTGTCTATTTCAGCTTTTGTGTCTGTGGGCATTTACTTTTTACCTTTAGGTATTGGTGAACCAGCCTTACCAACATATAGTCCAAAGAACGCAGCACCAGCTCCAACTATGGTAGATATGAATGCTGCTTGGGCATTGGTAGGATCGTCTAGAGCCATGAACCATGTAGTAGATGAATAAAATGCATAGATATAAGCCACCATGATGAGTCTGGGGATTAACCTAAACTGATCCATAATACCAGAAGTTTTATTATACCATGTAGGTTCATCTTGTCCCCGTGCTGGTACAATATCTTCTACTGCGAGCTCATACTCTTTAGTAGTTTCTACAATTCTTACCTTTTCTTCAGCCACTATTATCTCCTAGCCTCTGCCTTTCTTCGCTCTTTCTCCTCTTTCAAATATTGAACTAGAAGTGCAGCATATATTGTTCTTTCCCAAGGCAACATATTCATCAAGTCCTCATAACCGTAATTGTGATGTTGCATTAAACCAAAGTTCAATTTTATATGATGCTCTAAACTATCGTGAGAAAGAGCTATGCGAAAAAACTATTAAGGCCCTCCAATGTTTTCCTGTGTTTCTTTTTAGTCTTAGGATTAGTAAACTCTACATCGTAACTCAATTTAGGCATTGTCTCAAAGAACTTTTGCATATCAGCAAATTGTTTAGTGTTCAGACTATCCAAAAACACTATTAACTCCTTCTTATTAAAATCAGCACGTTCATGGATAATTTCCCCATCTATAATACGTTCTACACATTTACCAATTAAATCAAATATAGCCTTAGTATCTTCACTATCAAAAGATTCAAGCATTTCAAATGTCGGATAAGCCATTTCTATTGTGATTTCATCATTTAGTTTTATTAAATTAGTATGACCTTTCTGAAATTTAACTGAAATTTCATCTAAAGGTATATCAACCTCCACATATGTTTTCAGATCATCAGGGCTAAGTACTTGCACCTTTGCAACCTCACCCACTGACTTAGCTCGTATGTTAAGAAACACATACTCCAAATCAAACATAGGCATCTCATTAACTTTAAGAGTCTTGAACGTACAGTTATCTACTATCGTGCGGACAGCATTCACCATATGTTTCGTATCCTCTTCCTCCATTGCTATCAATAGAATCTTTTCCTCTTTGACCAAAAATGGTCTGTACTTCAACTGTTCCTTTGTAGAAGGAACCTCCAACTCATAGGTTGGTGTGTTAATTACTGGTAAACTCATTATATTTTCAATTCTCCTTTAATATAGATTTTATCATTGTTTATTTTGCCGGGCCATGTAGCGTGCGGCCCAGGCGGCCGACTGCTCAGCTTCAACAGCTGCAGCAACCGAGTCGTCTCCTCCTGACTCGGCCTCGCCTAACACATCAGGATTTGGAGGTGCTGGGGGATTTCGGCCGACATATGCTGGTGGTAGATATGGAACATGGCGTTTTATTTTTGGTGCTGCCTTTTCTATACTATAATTAGGTTCTTCTGTCCAATATCTAAATGCAAATTCCACATCTAATGTTTGATATGTATCATTACTGGCAGCCCCGAATGCTTGGCCACTTACTGTTTTGGGAAACACCTCAAATAGTTTTACTGCATATCTATCTCTTTCATCTGAATCTAAAGCAAAAATAGACATCGTGCACTGTGCCGCATAGTCAGCATAATAAAATGCTTCCCAATCCATTTTATTAATAGTCAAGGCCTGCCATAGCGTGAAATATTTACGTTCTGGCATTCCAGGAGTACATATGAAAGTTATGTTGGTAGGTCCGTAGCTCATGGCTGTGGCCAGTTCTCTAGTAGGACCATAACGCAAATCTTCAGGATTACTAATAATTGTCTGACCTGGAATTTCTACCGATTCGGCAAATGCAAGCATCTCCTGATCCATTGCACCCAGACCGCGAGGGCCCATAATAGAAATCCTATACTTATTTTGTCGCTGAACATTTTGACCAGCGACTTTTGCTGCAAATGCATTAAGTCCCATAGTTAATCTTTTCCCTAGAAGCTTTATACACACTATTATTGTGTACTTTCTTACGACTATTAAATTCACCACTAAAAAATCGTTGCACTGGTAGTAATGCACCAATCAACATATCATCTAGTGGTATTTGTAAAAACAAAGATTTTACTTGTTTTGCATTATACTGCCTAATCGTTGGTGCCACATAACGTAACGCCTTTACCTTATCCCATGTTACCACAGCAGTCTGTGCAGTCTCATCACCATACCCAGCTGCAATAAGCTCTAGAAGTTTTATCCTCATAGGGATAGGTAGATAGTGAAAGTTCAAACCTTTAAACCCTGTTTTAGATCCTCCAACAGGTAGAACTAAAGGAAATGTATCATAAAATGAAATTCTTGTTGGCTCTTTTGGTCTATAATTAAAAAGATTCAACATCCCACCTCTAGGTCTGGCCTGTGCGGTGGCATCAGCCTTACCTTCCCTAATTACACTATCACCTTTTAATGCGCCCAACGCTCTTACCCTATCCCTGTACCATCTGACAGATAGTTCTCTACCTTCCGCGGATTCTTTAATGTCTGCAAATAATGTCATACAAGACTATTTATCTACATTCGCAAAGTTTTTTCTGTCCAAACGTCAAAGATCCAGTCTCGTTTATCACAATATTTTTTAGCTGCGGCCCACTTTGCACTATTGCGGCCCCATTCTCTTACCTCATATAGATAAGATTTAGTCTTTTTTCTTCCTACTTTTGGTGGTTTAAGAAACTTAGCAGGCTTCACTTCAATAATTCTAGTCTCTATCAATTGACCTTTTTTCACCTTCACTAAAAAGTCAGGATAGTATCTGTGTATTTTATTATCCCAAGGAGATATATACGGTATAACAACTTCTTCGCTAGACCATTCTAAAACATTTTCATTACGGTCAAAATAGACCATACACTGCCGTTCCCACATTGATCGGTAAATAATGTTTCGTGGGTTGCCTTTATACTTACCAGGCTCAATAGGTACAAACTTACCTTTGTAAGGTTTACGCCGTGAGTATTTCTTATTATCCATATAAATACTTATACAAGTTAGAGGAATTAAATATGGCAGATTTTAGTACATCAGGAGGAGGTGACGGGGCACCTGATGTCCCAAATACAGATAGGATAAGTCATTTAGGTCAAGGCACGACTAAAATGATGACGCAACCAGTGTCCCTTAATGTAAAAACCTTTCCAGAGGATTTAGGACTAACCACAAATAATCCTAACTGGATTATGTTTGAATCTTACACAATGCGTGGTGGTGTGGGGTCAAGTACTAGTGATATGAATTTTGAAGGACCGCATGAATTTGTATGTCTACCTATTCCTAGTGGTATCGGTGCAACCTACGAACAAGGTTGGGATCAGGCAGATGTAAGTCTCCTTCAATCTGGTGTTCAGATGGGTGTAGAAACTGCCATAACTAAAGGAAGAACTTTGAAAGGATCCATGGATCAAGTTGGAGAACAAATGAAAAGTGCTTTCTCTGGTAAAAAAGCGATTCTAGGAAGTGTAGGTAAATTGATAATGGGAGAAGCAGCAACACAACGAGCTTCGGGTAGGGCTACCTTTAGTAATACCTATGTCACATATACCGGGCCCGCATTTCGAGATTTCACATTTAATTTCAGTCTTAAACCTTTACATAAGAAAGATTCTGAAACCATACGGGACATTGTGCAATTTTTTAAAATAAATTCAGCACCTAGACAATTAATGGGAAATTTACAGCGAATATATGAACTACCTAAATTATTTAATATTGGTTATCATAATGTAAAAGGACCTTTGAGACACTTAAATAATATTGCAAAGTGTGCTTTAACAAATATTAATGTAGTTTATGGTGGTGATAGATTCGCAGTATTTTCCCAAACGCAAGCTCCTGTACAAGTAGATTTAACACTACAATTCAAGGAAGTACAGTTATTATCTCATTCAGATATGCTGGACGGATACTAATTATGTATTTTGATAACTTTCCTACAATCGCATATGACGCCACTGGTAATAAAATATATCAGACAGTTTCCGATATATTAGTTAGAGTAGTCGCTAGAACTGAAGTAAAAACCAGAGATGTTTTATTCACAAAATATCAGATAATGGAAAATGAAACTCCTGAAAGTGTCGCTTTTAATTATTATGGTAGATCAGAGTATCATTGGATAATACTAATGTTGAATCAATATTATGATCGTTACTATGACTGGCCGATGTCCCAACGTAATCTACAAGCGTATGTGTTAAGTAAATACTCTGATGCTAATGGTATACATCATTATGAAATATCTCAAAAGTCAGGAAACACCAATACTAAAATAAAGGTAGAGTTGGCTGATGAGCCTGGTGCAACACCTATTACTAACTTTCTATATGAAGCTGATTTAAATGAAAATAGAAAACAGATAAAACTATTAGATGCTTCTTATCTCACATCATTTATATCTGAATTTAAACTAGTAGTGCAAAATGGCAATTGATATCGTAGAAGGTTTAAAGGCGATAGGTGAGACTAGATCAGCTGACGGTAACTCACCACCCCCCGGCGCCTTTGATATAAAATGTTGTGAAATCCAACACGGAGATGGACACCTGTATGATATCTCTAGCTTGGTTATGGAGATACATCTCTTTGAAGATATAGAACAACTAGGTATTTCGGGTTGGATTAAATTAAAAGATAATATCAATCTTATTCGTAATTCTCTAATTATTGGTGAAGAACTGCTGTGGTTAGATTTTGAAACAGCTGGTGCAAAAGATGCTGGGTTAAAAAATTGGGCCGTGAAAGGTTGGCCATTATATATTCATAAGATTGAAGAAATTATATCGCCTATATCTGGCCAAGGACAAACCACACAGTCCTGGTTAGAATACCGATTACATTTCTGTTCTACTGAAATGATAACTAATGATAGAATGAGACTATCAAAAACATTTCAAGGAACTATAGGTAGTGGTGCTGATGGTGGAGGAGATGATGGTATTATTGGTGATATTTTTAGAAAGGATATGAAAATAATTGATAAAAATATCTATTGTGCAAAGACATCAGGAATAAAACATATTGTAACACCCAGGATGCATCCATTCGATCTGATTACCTTTCTAACTAATAACGCCCATGCATGGACTGGACAACCTGTTAAGGGGCCCCAAGAATCCAAATCCATGAATATGTTTAAAGATTATCATGCTGATTTTGTTGTATTTGAAACCGCACAGAGAGAATTAGTAACCGATGGTGGTTGGTTTATGGTTCCTTTACAAAGAGAAATGTCTAATAATGATTTAATTTTTACACTAAACAATTCTATGACTACTAGTGGATCATCTGAGAAGGGCCCTAAATTCCACGGTGGTGGGCCACACGGTCGAGGTAATGAAGCTGCCCCCATTACAGGTTATGCAGCTGCGATGTTGAGAAGTAAAAGTTTTGAGTTTATTAGTACAGGAGATAAATGGAAATCAGTTCGGGCCGGAGCCTGGGCGGCAAAACAAATCAGACATAATAGTGTAACAAAATCTTTCGATATCTATAAAAGTGATTATCTAAAACAGTTAAAGAAAGATGAATACTCTCATGCATCAGAAACACCAGTGTATTTTGAATTAGGTGTTGGGGATAAATTGATATCAGAATGGCCTGATGCAAATGTAGGATACTCTAGTTTTGCATCACAAGATATGTCTAATATAAACTTGGATACCTATCGAGCTGACTATCCCTGGAAAGTAGGCTATGGTCATATAGGACTATTAAGAAAAATGCAGATGAATCATATGCTAGGCTATGAAAGAATACAGTGTGAAATGTATGGCATCTCTGGATTACAAATTGGTAAAAATGCAAAGGCAGAATTTCCTCAAATAGGTTTAGGTTCTGGTAGTCCTGCTGAAACTGGACTTGCCGGGTCAAGAGATATCTGGAAGGAAGATAGAAATAATAATATATGGATGATTACAAAAGTTGCACATCATGTCATTTGTTCTGGTGATGATCCCAATTATACTACTACAATGGAACTCGCTAATACCATGCGAGCCACCAAAAAGAAACTTCCGTTCTACGGTTCACTAACCGGCATCAATACTGTTAAGGCCGGAGCGACAGGAAGATAAAAAAAGGGAGCCCCGAAGGACTCCCCATATCGTAGTTATCTAACGATTAACCTTCATCTGCCAACTTGGCAAAATAATCTAAAGTCTCATCATCATCGGTTGTTTCAGGAACCGGAGTAATGACTTCAACTTTCTTCTTGGGAGTAAATGTCTCAACAGTACCCTTTACTGATGTACCAGTAAGAACCTTGTTGAGTTTTTCCTTCAGTTCATCATAAGTCTTAAAAGTCTTAGGATCAACAAATTCCTGTAGACTATGTAACTTCTCATTATATAATGTTTCAAGGCGAGCGTCATCACCTTCAAGCAGTTCTGAAGGATTATCAAACTCAGACTTATCGTAATTCCAATAACCATCGACCTTACGGATCTTGAGTTTAAAGTTAGCACCCTTCCACATATCAAATGGATTCAAGGGAGTTTCATCATCAAACGCAGGGTTCATAGCTTCAGTAATCTTATCAAAGATTTTCTTACCGAAACGATACAACCTTACTGTACCATCATTCTCAGGGTGCTTTGGGTCACTCACAACTAGGATGTTGGAGTAATATTTGAGAATTCGCTTCTGCTTCCTGGCAATCTCCTTATCTGATTCTGCACCACTGTTCCAAAGTTCAGTGTTGTATTCAGATACTGGATCATTCTTACCAATCGTGGTCAGTGAATTCTCGATATACCAACCACCAGGACCGTTGAACGCATGATTCCAAAGTCGAACCCAAGGAAGATCCTCACCAGCTGGTTGCGGCAGAAAACGAATTACTGCGAAACCATTGCCGGTCTTATCCAGATCGGGTTTCCAAAAACGGTTATCTTCAAAAGAATTGCCGGAGGCGGGACTGTTTAACTTTGAGAGTTCAGTCTGTAATTTTTCAAAAGAGCCAGACTTGCTCTTTAGGTCTGCAAAAGACATATATTGTATCTCCTATATATTATCGTATTTACTATCAATCGCTGTATAATCGCAATCAATACTATTTATTATACCACGGTTCTTAACTAATGTCAAGAGTTTTATGCCACATAATCATCTTTTCCTTGACGATTATCTCTTATGGGTTGAATGACTATCTCATCATTCTTACCACCTTTACTCCAAGGATACTTATGTCCTCTATCAAAATGTTTCGATGATAGTTTTGAGACAGGAACCTTTCGGCCTCTAGAATCAAGAGGATTATCTACATAAGCTTCTTCCAGAGTTTTCATTCTAGAACGATCAACTTCTACAACATAACGAGAGTTAAATAAATCATCTTTCATTTGTTGACAAGCCTTTAATTTCTTAGCGTTTGTCAATACATTAAAAAGAATAGACAATCTACCAAACAAATCGCTCTGTTTCTTCTCTGAATTAAAATATACATAAGACCCTGGGTTTTTGTTTTTAGTTGTAGTGCCATCCGCTTGCTTAGTATAAAGATGTAATGGTAATTCACCAAATTTTTCTGGATCCTTCATCAATGCTTTATTAACTATCTCGTATACCTTAGCGAAACCTTCACCACCATTTACTCTCCAACTAGGAATAGTAATAGTAGAAAACTCCTTAGGATAGTCTAAGGCATAGCGTAGCATTACATAATTACGCAACTCAACATTTGAAATTAGAGGGCCGTCTTTATATACCTTACCAAATTCAGTTAAGTATGTTTTAAGAGCTTTAAGATACTTATTCTTAATGTCTTTACCTCTAAAATAAGATTCAAATTCCTTAGGCTTAGTGAATTGAGTTTTTGTTTCCATCCACACCAAACACTCAGCCACAAACAAATCATGACCATTGATATCATAGGAATATGGTTTATTTGTAATTCTACCTAATGCGGCCAGACAATATTGGTCACCTTTAATATCACTACCAGATGCAATCTCTGAAATTTGTTGACGAAATTTTGTATACCAGTTTACTTGTAAAAGTTTCTGCCAACTATCCCAGGCTATACCTTCATTCTTCCAAATAAGTGATTGTGAAAATTGATCTACATCTCCTTGAAGTGCAATAACAACAGGTATCTCAATAGCGCTTAAATAATCTTGAACATCTCTCGGCAAATCTTTAAAATACTTACCGGCTAAACTAACTTTCTTGCCATTAGAATGCTCAATGTCAAGCTTATCTTTACCAAAAACAAGCTTGTTACTAAAGTAAGGAATAAGAGATTCATTTAAGCGATTTTGACCATCAATAATAAAATATTGAACACCACTTGACATACACTCTTGAACATACTTCAAAACTCCGGCCCAAGATTTCTTCTCATCCTTATCTGTGGTATTTTCTATATTCAGTTTAATAGAATTTATAAGAAGTGAAGCAGGAACTAATACAAAAGAATCTAACAAATTAGAACCCATTATAATAGAACGCAAATAGGCTTTTGCTCTATATTGTTTCTCACCGTTGACTGTTTTATTCCACTCAATCTTTTGAGCAAGTCTCTGTAGAAAATCGTGAGCTGAATTAATTTTAGATTCTGTCCCATCGAACCCTGGCGTTCCAAATTGAACCAAAGTGCCTAAATTAAGAATTTGAATCTCATACTGCATACCACCAACAACTTTAAATTTATTAGATGTCATAATAATACATCCTCATGTGTAGGGTGTAAGCATTACCAAATCACCCCGTAAATTAAACTACTTTTTTTGAACTTTTTACTTTAAGTCGGCTAGTTCCATCCGACTATCTATTAAGCTATCACAAACTAACTAGTCTGTCAAGCTTTTTTCAATCTTTTTTTAGTTCGGCTTCGATTAAAGCCTTAATGAATTGTTGGGGGGATATTTCGTGTTGAACAGCCGCAATGATAAATTCAGCCATCTGTATTTCTTTTTCTACCCAATATTTTTTTCTTTTTAATTCTTCCAATCGGACTTCATAGTCATCCAGTTCTCTTTGCTTACGAACCTTCTGTTCTATAATATCAGTTATGGAAATAATATTAGTATCAGACATACTAATACTTATATTGGAACTAGGGGAGGATGCACCCTCCCCGTAGATCCTTTAGCCAATCTTACTAGTCCTTCTTGGTGAAGATCCAATAAATGACGCCTAGGGCTACAAGTCCAACTAGTCCTTGGCTGCCTAGTGATGCCACTAGGCCGGTTATATTCCCAATGACATCAACGGGAAGAAAGATCATATCTGATCCGAAAAGTACTTGAAGTACTACTGCTAGAGCGATAAGACTTACGGCAACTTCCGAAATCTTATTAATCCAGCCCTTTACACTTGCTATTACATCAGCCATATAAACCTCCTTGGTTTTTTAAGTGTTAATCCTTTCATACATTTCATCTTGTGTAATGTACTCAAGGTTAGGAATATCAATCCATTCCTCAATTACAGCATTAACCCTATCATTAATATCGTTTGATATTGGTTTAGGATTAACCTTGTAATACTTTATATCCGGAAACTTTTCAAAAATCATCCGGTGTTGTTCTATCCAATTATCTGGTGGGATAGGTTGTCCGTCAGAACCTATGTAACATTCAGTTCCTTTAAATATATTGTTTGGTTTGTCTGTGTTGGAATATAAATCCATACCTAATAGATATACCTCTTCCGTATCTGGATTCATAGATGCAAATACATTACATAAAGCACCAGAACAAAAACCATAATCTGAACCTCCAGGCAATGATTCTGTCTTTAATACTTTATCTTCAGGAGCTACCCAGGTTGCCCAAAGGCCTGCTCTTTTATCTGCAAATATTATATCTACTGTATCTAAATTTACTTCTATGCCTTCATTGTGGCAAGCGGTTAAATAATCTTCTCGGAGTTTTCTCAACTGGTCTAAATCTTGACCACCTATTGCAAACTCATTCCAACCTTCAACCCGTGGACTAACATGGATGTAGGACTTTAAATCACTTTGGTCCTTATGGGATATGTGAGACGGAACTACTATATTTTCGTATGCCTCTCCTGGCAATCTGTTCCAATCTCTAAAATATACAACATTCTTAAAAGCATAACCTGAGCGGTATATCTCATGGCTCATCTCTATATCGACACACACCAAAAAATCTGGTGCCCAATCACGATACAAAGCATTGCATCCCCAGATGGTTGCATACTGCCTTAATCCATCTAAATCAATTCCGAGACGGGATTCACCATTCCCGAGACATATCACCCTACTCATTTTAATATGCTTTAGTTATTTAGTCTTTTTCGTTCTTTGACGGGGACGGTTTATACCATCCATCACCCTTTAACACAAAATTAGCAGCAGTTATTTGACGCCTAATATGACCACTACATTCAGGACAAAATTCTAAAGGGAGATCAGACATCCTCTGAAGAACATCCAACACCTCATGGCCGCACACTTCACAAACGTAATCATATATTGGCATAAAACAATGACTCCCATGACACAGGAAATTTCTCCTTGGCTAAATCATATAGTTCCCAAGCAACATTTCTAGTTTCTTCTTGTGTATCACCTTTACATCTTAACTTACATACTCTAGAAAATGCATACAATGAACCAGTCCAATACCATTCTGTATAGGTGTTCTGTGGTAGTACCATACGAGCTTGTTCTGGTGCAATACCAGCATCCAACATTTTCTTATAAGTTTCTACAGCCAAATCACATGATGCACTAACCGCAGCACCAACTCTCACCTCACGATCTAACCATTCTATTGTCTCATCACCAGACCCTTGTTTCTTATCTACTGGTTTACTTCTCCATATCTCTGGGTCCCAATATTCTGGCTCATCTTCCACATACCGGCGTGACACTTCATTCCATACCAAACCTACCTGATGCTTGACTAACTGCCGTGCAACAAAAATGGGTGCCTTAATGTGAAATGATAATGTTGCATGACCAAAAGGAGTCCAATGACCATGCTTGGCAAGATACTGAATAAGCTTCTTATCTCTATCGGCGAGCTCATAGATGCCTTGCCCAGGGATGTGTTTTGCCCACTGCGACTTCTTTGCAAAACTAACCCGAGCGGCATTAACTACGCTAAGGTCATCCCCCATAAAATCTATTAGACTAACATCCATATCTATATAAAAACGAGCCGAGGATGCCAACCCCCTGTCAATAGCGGACGAGCCCTGTATTTGATCCATCAATAGTCTCTACAATATGTTTCATCACTCTATAGGGATCAGCATTTGCAGAAGGACGGCGATCTTCTAGATAACCATTCCAGTTGTTGTCTACTGTAATAATAGGAATACGAATACTAGCACCCCGATCACTAACCCCATAACTAAATTTTTTAATAGATTGTGTCTCATGTTTTCCTGTCAACCTCTGATCATTATCTGCACCATACTCTTTGATGGCTTCTTTATGTTTTGATCCTAGAAGTTTGCAACACGCTTCAAAATATGATTGCGAACCTAAATCTCTCATCTGTGCATTAGAAAAGTTTGTATGCATACCGGAACCATTCCAATCACCTTTCTGTGGTTTAGGACTAAAGTCAATAGAGACTCCATGCTTCTCTGCAATCTTCATTAGAATATAACGAGACATCCACATATCATCCCCGGCACTTACACCAGACCCTAATACCTGATACTCCCACTGACCTAATGCAACTTCAGCATTAGTACCAGTGATACCTATATTAGCGTTCATACACGCCTCTGTATGACGGTCTACGATCTCTCGGCCGATAACGTTATCAGCACCAACGCCACAGTAGAAATCCCCCTGTGCCCGAGGCTTGCCCTTCTCAGGCCATCCTAGCGGCCGTCCATCTTTATACATAAAATACTCTTGCTCAAAACCAAACCACCACTCACTACTAATCAATTCTAAACAATGGGTTCGTGTATTACTGGGATGTGGTTCGTGATCAGCACTCAATACCTCACACATCACATAAGTGCCACCAAGGCCATCTCCTGTGCGAGTTGCATCTGCACGGATACGATCAATGGTATGATACTCACCTACAGGATTTAAAATACAATCTGACTTATCACCTGTAGCCTGTTGTGTTGATGATCCGTCAAATGACCATAAACCAACTACATCATCAATTTTAACTTTACTTCTTAGTGATGGTGTTGGTTTATAACCATCTAACCAAACATACTCTAACTTTTCCATATTACGTTCCTACCTTTTTTAAATATTCCCAATATTCAGTTCCTTCCGGATCAGCATCTTGTTTAATTTCTTTATACCACAGCCAGACACCATCGCCATTCTCAGCCAACCAGCCTTGCATACTATCATACTGCATAACCTTAACAGCAACTTTCTTATCTGTTCCTGTATTCTTTAAAACTATTTGATGACCCCTACGATATACCATACCTGAGGCTCCTCTCACTTGAATGTTCATAAAAAGGCTTAGTGTTGTGTTTCTTCTTCTCTCGTTCTAGCCAACTCACCCTTCCAATTACGACTACGATACTTCTTCTGATTGTATTTGGAAGCTAACTCATCAGATAACTCTTGGAGTTTTTTCAGACAAACATCATTTGCCCACCGCTGAAGTTCTGCATTATCGAACTCCAATTTATGAACACGGCCTTCTGCCTGTTCTAGTTTATAGGATAGATGTGCAATCCTACGCTTCGCCTCATCAATATAAGACTCTTTTGGTGCAGCTGTATCTGTCATTAGAAACACTCCTGTACTTTGTTTAATGTTATCATTCTATACTTTTTTGCGGATACTTGCATAAACGGTTCATACTTGCCTATTAATTTACTTACCTTTGGCCAAATAAATTTCTCAGTTATATCTTTATCAAATACTTCTCTATACTGCAAAACCTTTTCAAGAATAACTAAAGTTTCTAAATTTATTTTCTTACCTAGATATGCCTTAATAAGTTTAGGATGATTCCCGTCTGTACATTTAAATAGTATATCAAAATTATCAGAAGATGTCAATAGTTTTTCAAGATCATTTTCATAAAAATATTGTAGGCTCTGAACTATCTTTTTGTGTGCCATCCAATTCTTCTGGTCAAAGTCTCCAATCCATTCTTTACCACGAATAAAATTGGCTAAATAAAAATCTAGTATTTGAGGATCAGATAGTTTTCTTGATAAACGTACAAACTTAAATTTGTCTTTTCGTTTTTCAAAAGATTCTAAAGTAGCACTAACCTTACCTTTATATTTGTGAAAATCATACTCACTGCTGAAATGCAACTTCAGAGCTAAATAATTTTGATAGCATTCATAGTCTGTCATCAAACTCAAAACAACGAACTCGTTTTGGGTAGATAGTTTAATTCTTCTGCATTGTATTGGATCTTTTCTCTCATACTTTTATCAATCCATTTGATGATAGTATGAGCCTCAAGATCGTTTTGTTCACAGTAATGCATCACTGCTTCAAAATGTGTTAATCGTTTCTCGCGGACTAGGTCCTCTATGATTATAGAGAACCTTTTGGGTGTTATTTTTGTTGGTGTTTTTGTAGGTGTCATACTGTTCTCATAATATAAAAGTGACATCGCCTATCCCGCCTTCGGCGATATCGGTGTGTGGCTCTCGGAGGGCAGGGACCACGTTCTTTCAATATACATAGTTAGAAATGAGCCCGTTTGGTTATAAGGTGGTGCTCATGCCCCATCAGATATCACGCTGCTAGCGCATAGTCCTGAAAGTAAACGTCATCGTTGGCGTTTGTGTTTTGTGTCAGAACCCTCTTGCAAAATTTCAACTCGCCCCGTCGAAGCCATGTCACCCCCGTATTCGTTCGTAAGCAATTGCTTATTCCGTTCGGGTGGTAATGGACCCAACATACCTAGTCGGGCCCATTGATTCTCGGTATAATACCAATCATCAGATTTGGTGGAGGTGGTGGGAATCGAACCCACGTCCGAAACGCCTACTCTTTTACCGTCATCAGTTTCTTTCACGGTCTATTTATTCAGAAGAAGAACTGCCGAGACTAATATTTAAAGAAATACCAGCAACAACCGTGCCTCGATTCCAATCCGAATCATAAGGAATAGTCAAGTTAGGTGTTAGGGTAAAACCATCGGACAACTTCCAACTATAACCAACCCCAGCTTCTGAACCTGAAAATTCTGTTTCATCAACATCAAAATCTACTGAGTAATAACTATCCAAACCGAGGATACCATAACCCACTTTCACTGTCGAATCAAAATCTGTATCATTGACATTCCAATCAAGTGATGGTGTAATTGTAGCACCCCACTGACCAAAAGATGTTTCTAAGCCAATAACATTATCATTATCAGCCTGGTGATCTAAACCAACAGTAGCATCAAGTGCACCAAGTAATGTCGTAGAATAAGAAATACCAATATCAACTGTATCACTAGTGGAAATTCCTAGGCCATTATGACTTGCAGAAAATTCATTTCCTGATTGGTCAAATGATACCGATGTATCACCTGTACCCACAGTAAGATCGTGCGACCAATCCGTTGTAAAAGCCATAGCACTTAATGGTGCCATGCATAGTAAAGCTACTAAAGTTTTTTTCATTGATTTCTCCTTTGTTGTAAAAAACTACATCTGTGTGTTTTTAATCACACTATTAATTAATATTTATCTAAACGACAGGCCTGGGGCATCATATACAAAATGAAATTCTTACAGCTGTTGTAAATTAGCATCAAGATCCTCATAAAATTGATCCATCATAGTCTCAAGTTTATCTTCAAAATCTTTTGTTTTCTTTTCAAATATTTGTACCTGACCATCTTCAGCTACCATCATAATAACAATATCATCAATACCTATACCAGTATGTTCTTCATACATTGAAGCATAAGCAGTACACTGTATAAAGTAATCGTCAATCCATTCTTCCTTCTTAGGTGTAGTAGTAGTTTTAAAATCTACCACTGCCAAGGTTTCATTATAGACACCAATAAAGTCACAACGGCCGGCAACTTTATATTTTGATGAATACATACTTTGTTCTAGAAGTAATGGTTTTCTCTGAATTTTCTCATCAAAATAAGGTTTCATTTCCTTAAACATACAATAGGCAAGAAAGTTCTTTTGTTTATGATCTTCTTCCAACTTGGTACTGAATTCAGGATCGGACAATATAAACATATCTTCACATATGTTATGAAAGGCAGTACCACGGCGAGCAGCTTTACCCGACACAATGCGAGCTTGTTCTTCACCAATACGTTTACGCCATTCTTGTAGACCTTTCTGTTTACCTTTCTGTTTGCCTAAAACGGTGGTAATAGATGGATACTTATTACCATCAGGCGCCTCATAGAAGCGCATACCATTATGGGTATGTACCACCAGTTCTGGGAACTCAAAATTTTCTGTATTCATAATATAATTATACTCTAGTTAGAGATTAAAGTCAAGCACTATCTGGCATTTTCCCTATATTAGTTTTAGCAATTAAATAGGATCTTACTAATCCACTACGAATGATATCACCGATACCAAACTCTACCACCTCAAACTCATCCATTGTGTCCAAAATAACTTGGAAATTAAGATAGCCAGTCTGCTCACCATTATTTCTCCTAAGGTCTGATTGTGCCATATCTCCGGCGAACATAATCTTACTGTTCTGTCCTACACGGGTCATAATGGTGTCTAACTCTTGGAATAATAAATTGGATGCTTCATCTACTATGATAATGGACCTATCAAATGTTTGACCTCGCAGAAAAGAAGTTGAATAAAATTCTAAACTACCTTGTCCTACTAGTTTATCATAAAGCTGTGTAAATTCCTGTTCGTTTGGCATCTCAAAAAGATACCTAACTAAAATTCTATAAGGGTCTTGATATAGATTAGCCTTCTCATCTAGTGTGCCTGGTAGAAAACCAATATCTCTAGATGGTAATAGTGATCTTACTATAACCACCTTATCATATGGTGTGCCTTTATCTAATACTTCCTTGAAGGCCAAGTGAAGTAATATAAATGTTTTACCTGTACCAGCAGACCCAGTTAAAAATAAATTCTTATCGGCCGTGTAAGCTTCAAACGCCTTCTGTTGGGCTGGGCCTACAGGTTCTATTGGAACAAGATTTTGGGATGTAATATACAATTTTTTATGCCTACTCAAAGAATAGTCCTCCGTTTAACATTAATGAACTATTTATTTTAGAAGTATCTTAGACATCTATAGTACTTCCACGATTTTTCTTTTTAATCTCTCTTAATACATCTTTCCAACCATCAGATGTACCATGGCCACCACCCTGGCCACTGGTGTCTCTACCACTAATAATGGCATTAGGGTTCGGTGTAAATATCATAAGCCATCCCTCTTGTTTCAACACGAGCATATCTGCCACTGAGCAACTTATATCTTCTGCTTCGCCAGTTTCTGGCGATATCATTCTATATTCCATCTAAATTTTCCTATTTATGATCTGTATTCTTTGATTGCCTTATTGGCCAATGCATCTGCTTTCTCGTTGCCGGGGTGCCCAGCATGGGCTTTTACCCATTCCCATTTTACACAATGCTTTGATATAGCCTTATCTAATCTTATCCACAATTCTTTATTCTTGACAGGTTTCTTATAGCCTATCCAATTTTGAAGCTTCCAGTTTTTCATCCACACAGTAATCCCTTTTTGTAAGTATTGTGAGTCAGTCACCATAAGAACCTGACAACTCCACTTCAATGCTTCGAGCGCCATTATTGCAGCAGTCAATTCCATTTTATTATTGGTAGTATCCGGCTCAGCGCCGTAGATAGGACGCTGAACGTGTGAATGACTGGGATGCATTTGTGAGTCTATAGTAAGTAATGCACCCCAACCCCCTATACCGGGATTAGGTTTACAAGCGCCATCCGTGTAGATAATAACTTTATTCATCTTATCGTTGTACTATCTGCCAAGAACCATCAGACTGACGGCAGGCAGTCCCGTAACCTTCTTCTGGATAACCACCAACATAAATGGTCTGTACAAACTCACGACAAGGAGCACCATTTGAAGCGGTGTATGTTTGAGTTGGCACTACCGTACCACTATTACCAGTGTTGGGATTCTGCCACTGACCTACTGAATTGTTAGGTGCAGTTTCTAATGTGTGTTGTACAGTCTGACCTAATAGTAATTGATCACGTTGGTCTAACTGTTGACCTATATTACTACCAAGCATTGCACCAGCACCAACACCAAGAACCGTCCATAACTCTTTATTACTAGAGTTCTGTCCAAGTCCATAGGCCAATGCACCGCCGGCAAGAGCACCTAATGCTGTACCAGTTTCCATTTTAGTTGCACAACCACCAAGTAGCGGAAGCGATACTAGACCAATTAACATTAACTTCTTCATTTACATCTCCTCATTTATAAAATATATGATTACCAATTTTAGCTGTCACTTCCATTGATCTTGACCAATATGGTTGGACCGAAACACTATGATAATGTGTAGCTCCATTTGTTACATCTTTCTCTATGTGCGCTATAAGAAACATATACACAGATTTCATCCACAATCTTCGTTGGTAGGTAGAGGTTAGTGGTATTTTATCACTCTTACCATCATGAGTCCACGAAAACTGTTTATCTTGCCATACTACCTCACAGATTGTATTAGGCCATCTTTTATCCTTTACTCTATTTAGAACTACTTGACTAACCGCAACCATTCCTAGACTAGGTTCACCCTGACTTTCAAAATAAACATTCTGAGAGCCACAATATATTTCTTGTCTATCATTTATATCTACCTTATCAAATCCCAAAGTAGACATTGCATGATTTAATACAGTCATCACAGCAAAAATTATTCCCATTGTTGGTGTCATTACTAGTTACCTTCATTTGGTCTAAAATCTGAAAGTTGTCGTGTATCTTGGGGATCAAAAGTCTCAACTCCAACGTGTTCAATGCCTAAATGGTGTACAAAAATAATCAACTGACGTTCTTCTAACTCCATAGAGTATAATTGTCTAGCTGTAATATGTGCCCAACTTTTGAGAGAAGTTAAATAACCTTCATCAGTACCATCACCCTCAAACCAATCACGTTTAGGACGTTTCTCGGACATATTCTCAGCAATCAATCTAACTTGCCAATCACCCCAGATACCTTCAGCCATTTAATCTCTCCTGAATATACTCTGATGCTTGAGATATAGTGTGTATTTTTTCAGCTCGAATATCATCAATCATAACATCAAATTCTTCTTCTAAAGATAATACTAGTTCTGCCATATCTAAAGAATCAGCACCCAAGTCAAAACTAAAATTAGATCCAGAATGTATCTCACTGTGCCACTTAATCCCTAACACTTGAGTAGTTACTTTTATAACTCGTTCTTCTACACTAGTCATAATACCACTCCGCAAATTCATTATATAGTTTACTTTCTAAACGATAAGCTTCTCGTTCCCAAGGTTGATGGTTATAAATAACATCTCTAGAATATCTTTTAGACTTCCATTGTACTGATCCTGTTTCATAATCATACAATTCACCCCTCACAAATTGTTTAAGATGTACCATTTCATGAGCAAACCATATAAGAATCTGATCAAAAGAATGCTTCATAGAAGTATCTAATTCAATATGAAATTCTCTAGGTTTGTTTAAATTATCATCCAGAATATGACAATAGCCATAGGCCTTCTCTTTTTCATATAGACCTTTTGTAAGTTTAAGGTCTAGATTAATATTACGAGCCATACGACTCCCCAACAAACGACGGCTATAGTACCACCCTGCAGCAGATAATGATCTATCTAACGTGCGATTGTGGCGTCTATAACCTTCAATGTACAGATTCATCTTTCTCCACTTCTTCAAAGATGTACTGTAATACTGGGGTTGGTTTTCTATCCTCAGATCGTAATACCCCACGATCAGAACCTTGAATCAACTTCCTGCACAATTCCAGCTCACCTGGACCATGTTCTGATATCACCGCTTTAAGGTCCGGTGTCATAATCTTATAACCTATCACTTTTGGCATTATTACCGACATATTAAACTCCTATTTGTGTTAATATACTATACATTATACACTATAAAGGGCATAATCACAATAGCTATAAGTCATTGATTTATAAAGGAAAGAGAAAATAATCTAGTATAATAGTCAAAAATCACCCTATATTAGAGTGTTCTTATATGATAATATTATTATATTTAACGAGGTTCAAAGGTATCCGACCACTCAAATGCCTCACAGACACAAGTTGCGGTTAATCCTTTAAAATTCTTACTCAACAATTTGTCTTTTGCCAAGATAACCAACTGCGCTTCTTTCGTATGCAACCCTTCCAACATTTGAATAAACATCATCTCTCGCTGGGCCATATTAATATGATTATTACCAATAACTTCAGGCAAATTAAGTCTACTACGATCCATCTTAACATAATTGTAAAGATTTCGAGCTTCTTGAGCCAGAATGGTATGCTCAGTGCCTTCTGGAGCTTCATTAGGTTTATAAGGTACATCACCGTGAGGTAACATCCATACTATATTAGGATTTAATCCTGAGTTCAAAAACATCTCAAGACACTCAGTTCTGTATTTTCTTAATACTCCAATCTTTTTAGCTTTATCTTTAGCATTATTTACTTTAGAGCAAATCTCATGAAAAGATGGTGTATATGTTTCTTCCATTTTAAAAATCTCCTATTGATTCTATCAATTGTGTTAATTTGTTTTCTATAAAATATGTTAAAAGATTAGCTCTATTACCAACTTCTATATTATTATACTCTTTAGATATCTCTGACATGATATTATTAGGTATCTTACCCAAATCTATTAAAGTCTCGTTTCTTTGCCAATTACGAATCCAGGTGTCTTTTGGACATTTGGCTAGTTGATAAACTTTATCTGGTTTAAATTTTTCTAGTGCCTCTGTGATATTTCCAATAACAACCTTTCGCATTGGTTTCTGTCTTATTTCAGATACAAATGAATCATCGGGTGAAAGTATATTAGGAATACCATCACTACGATCACCCTTTAAAATATGTTCTATCAAATAATTTTTAGGATCTTTACCATTAAGCATCTTTTTTGCAACAGGACTAAACTGGTCTACATTATATCTGTGCAATTGAATAAAATCTTTATCTGATGAAAGAATTAAATGTTTTTGCGTATCCTTTTTATCTGCCCTATTAAAAATTAATGTAGCAATAATGTCATCAGCTTCTGCGCCATAAACTTCTAATACTTTATATGGGAAATATTTTTTCAGGTCATCACGAATATTATTTAAACAACCAAAAATCACATCCCAATCATAGCCAGTTGTCTCACGTTCTTTCTTACGATTGATTTTGTAATTAGGAAAATAATCACGGCGCCAGTAGTGTTTACTATCACAGCAGATTATCAACTCATCATACTTCTCAAAAAATCTAGAACGATAATAACGTAAACTATTTAATATCAAATGACGAACTAAAGTTTCACTCAGCTCTTCACCTCTATTAAGTGCCACCATCACATTACCAATCGCAATTTGGTTAAAATCAACTAATATACTCATCTAACATCCATCCTATAGTATTTTCCCTAAGAGCCCGGGCACCTGGCACCTTTTCTCTAAACTTAGGGCTAACTTCACCTACAACTTTTCCTTGGTTGAAATAAAGGGCACTCCTAATATCATAATATATATTCATTTGGAGCCACCACCAGGAATCGAACCCGGGACATCAACCTTACAAAGGTCGTGCTCTACCTGCTGAGCTATAGTGGCAAATTTCACTTATTACATAATAATAACATACTATCTAAAGATTGTCAAGAGTTTTAATCAGGAAATTCAATCTCTAGTTGTATCATCATAAACTCATCGGGAAATTCAATCTGTAGTTGTCTCATCATAACCTGCCATTCTCCAATTTTCAATTTTCATAAAACCTTCACTATCATAAGCTGGTACAATAGTTTTCCATTTAGTCTTGTGTTCTTGATCTTTACCATAAAATAAATCTAACCATGTTGATGTATCAAAATAGGTTGCAATATTTTTTAAATACCCTTCACGACTAAATAACTCTCTCTTTAAGTCACGTTCTTCTTTACCACTCACCTTACGAATAAGAGGTCTTAATTCTTTCACACGTTCCTTATTATATTTTTCCCATTCCTTAACATTCTTGACACTTAAATAATGATCATCATCTAAAGCCTTAACATCTTCATGTATATTTTTATATGTGGGTGGCTTCTTGGCAGCACGTGCCTTCGCCATACGATCTTTTGTATCTACCATTATGATTTACCTTGATAATTTATTATACCCTCATTCACTAAAAATTCAATCAGATCATAATAGCGCCCAACTCTTTTACCATCTACCGAAACCATAGGTAAACGCCGAACAGTCTCTCCTACTTGATTAGAAATATAATCTAAGGAATCTTCGTCATTAAACACTTGTACTGAAAACTTTATACTGTTATTTTCAAGTAAAGTTAAAATGTCTAAAGCAGACTTATCAAATTTATCATATACAAACAACTCAACATTCATTATTTTATACAGGAATACGCTTTGTGTCTTGCTCCCCCTGCCTCTTCTGTTCTAATTTTCTAGCTGATTCTTTGGCCAACTTTCTTTTTATGCTGGACTTAACATAATGCTCACGCTTTCTTACTTCATTAATAATATCCTTCTTTTCTATTGTTTTCTTAAAACGTCTAAACAAAGAATCAAAGGACTCTGTCCTATGTTTTTTTCTCACCATTTTCACTTCTCCTCATTATGAATTTGTTTTTGGTTCAAAATCCTCAGGTATTTTATGACCTAGATCAACATTGCGTTTAATCCACTCAGGTTCAGTTATACACTCAAATTTTAAAATCTCACCCATACCTCTAAAAGTACTATGTATATAAAATTCCATTTCTACTTTTCTTACAGGCATAACTGTGTTGCATTCCTCAATAGTTTCATAAGGAATTGCATCTTGCATCCACCCTGTAGGCGGATCAGCATTTAATAATGCAAGGCTTACTAGAATAGATATAAAGTACATTACTTTTTGTTATCGTCCTCATCAGATTTTCCTTGAGCTCTCTTGCGGTAATCTATTTTTTGTGCAGCCTTAGTAACTCTAATAATAGACTCTATATCATCAGGATGTTTCAACTGCCTTCTTAATGATTGCTTAACTGCGGCCGCTGTTTTTGCAGGAACATAAAATGGAGGAATACCTTTAATTGTAACTTTAAATTCTAAATCTTCCTTTACACCATACATCGCCTGTGCAGCTTTACGACCTTTACCCTTCGGAGCTAAAGACATATCTTCTACAGCCGCTCTACCTTTTTTGGTTATTTTAACTTGAGTCTTAACTTTGGGTCTATCTCTATCTTTTCTTAAAGCATCTAAACCTTTTTGAGTAATCTTTAATTTTCTATGAGGTTCTTTATGGTCAAGAGACATAATAGCCAACTCTACTTCTTCATGCTTCTTGGCATCATTCCTGAACTGTAAGGTGGTTGCTGTATTGATACCTTTGTATCTTTTATGTGACTTATCATGGTCACCAGCCTTTGCCGCGGCACTTGATGCGGCAGCTGACTTTTTCTTGTATTTACCAAGCAACTCATTACTGAGCTCATCAATCCCTACATTTTCTTCCCCTCGTAACTCCTGTTCTTTACGGCGGCCTGCACCTAATTTTATTAAATTGTCTGCGTGTTGCATATCTTTTTTCATCTGTGCAGCTGATTTCTTTTTTCTTGCTCTTCGTACAGCTAATGATACACCTGCATCTGGATGAGCTTCTAGTTCTACTTCTTCATTGGGTCCATAACCTTTAGGTGTTACATCTTTAACTTTAGTTGCAACCGCTCGTTTCTTTTTACCATCGGCCATACGTTTGGCTGCTTCTGGATTTGGATTACCTTTCTTGTCTAAGAATTTAGAAAGATGAGGAGGTAAATTACTTTCTTTCTGTGATATCCAATCTTTATGAGAAACTTCTGGATGAACTTCATCACAATTATGATCTTCAGCAGTAGGACGAATTTTACTACGAGTCGCCTGTGCTTCATCGTCACGATCTAGATCATCTTGTTTCTTTTTCTTTTTAAAAGGATTAGGCCTTAAACCTTTTTCACCACCAGATTCCCTATCTTCATAATCATCATCAGATTCACCAGCCTTTCTCTCACCACGTTCTGCCTTCTCTGGTTTCTGCTCACCCTTTTCATGTTTAATCTGTGTAGATTCTCCTACACCTGTAGAACCTTCACCTTTCTTCCAACCTTGTTTTGCTCGAATAGCAAATAAAAGGCCACCCATTTCTTTTTCGTTATTGGGTTTGCCTCTTAAAGCTTCAACTTCTTTTTCAAGTTGGGCAACAGTTTTATCCTTATGTTCCCCTGTAGATTTGACCTCTACATCTTTAGACCACTTCTCTACTTGGGCCCAAGCTTCGGTAAATGATTGACGATATCGTGACATAGTAGTATTCTCCTACTACTATTTATACTTTTCAATATATTGTCTTTATTGAATCACAAAGATTCAATTTCTTCGCTTCCTTTGCTGATAGATACATATCTTCTGGTGGTAATAAACTCTCTCTAATCTTATCTTCTTCCAAACCTGTACACTTTTTATAATGTTCAATCATTCTAGTCGTAGACAACTCAAACTCCTTTACTTGTGCAAACAATTCATGCTCTTTTCCCCAACTACCCCATGAATATTGGTGCGATAGAATAGATGTGTTTGGTGTAAGAATTCGTTTGCCTGGTTCGCCGGCAATAAAAATCAACAAACCACAAGATGCAATACACCCTAAACCAACTGTATGAATTGGTATTTTACTGGCTTTAATAACATCAATTAGTGCAAAGGCACAAGGAACATCTCCACCATTACTACAAATCATCATTTTGAGATAAGGTTTTTTCTTTTTTTCGTGATTGTGTTTTAAAATAAATTCTATCGCATCTTTACAACTACTCTCATCAACATCACTCATAAACAAATGTATACCTATGCGATTTAAATCTACATCAGGCGGTAAGGTCGGATCATTATCAAATTCTTTTTTACTCATTATCATTCTCCTTTATCAAGTTCACAAAATATTCTGCATCAACAACAACTAATGGTTTTACATTATTTTTCTTTATCACTAAAATAGGATTATACTTACCACTATTAGCTATAGCTTGTTCCCAAGCTCTCCATACATTTAAACTCTCCTGATTTTTTGCCTCAATTGAAAATGGGAATTTCTCACGAGCGGCACGGGCCATAATAAGGTCCTCACCCTGAGAACCCATAGGCCTACTCTCAATATCTTCTGGATGTATATCCAACTTCTCTATTAGAAGATCACGGACCCATTGCTGGAGCCGCCTACCCTTAGCTTTGGCTACTGATGTTTTCACGCTTCTTCCTATTAGTTGCTGAGTTTGGGTTCGCTTGACCCACATATGATCTACGGTTTTTCATCATCTTTGCTATATGTTCTGGTGTTTTGTTTCTCAAGTGATAGCCTTTTCCTGGACCATCCGTAACGGGGACATAGTTTCTCTTATTTCTTTGTCTATCATACTCTTTAGGGTTATCAGTTCTCTGACCACCTTTCCAGTTTGCGTTGTTCTCCCGTTGCTGGTCTGAAAACGCACCTTCCGCTATTAGTTCTTCTCTTGTAGGTCGTTCGATCTTACCTACATCTGCTGGGTCTAAATACTTATAGGACATCATTCATACCTCCTGTATAATGGTGTTTAGGAGAAGGGGCTGTTATCAGCAGTCCCTTTCTCTGTTCTATTTATAATATCATATCTCTACCGGTTCATTTGTATCATAATCTTCATCCCAATCAATATTTTCTAATGGTTCACCACAAAACGGACAATAAACTACTTCTATATCCATATCAGTTGTGACGCCACCTTCGGCGCCACATTCCTGACATTCTATAAGCTTACTATTATCTTCCATTATCCTACTGAACTGAGATCAACAATCTCACACCCATCCGCACTACAGGCCAATTCTTGACTACCAGCTGTCATATCTTTTTCCTCATAATCTGAAAGTTTACTCCAATCCGCACTAGGCATCTTTTTCATCAACTCATCATACTGTTGTTTATCACAATCTTGATAAGGTGCTTGTCTATATGTATGATCTGCAAATGGTAAGAATGATACACCACTCATCATATCAAAGTTTTCATAAGTCCATGCACCTACTCCCATCCATTCTTCTTCCTTTACCGATACTGTAATAGACGGTTTATGTTCACACCAATTTTCTTGGTAGATTTTCCATAGTTCTAACTGCTCAACTGCTGTCATATCTTTTCTATATATACCATTCTTCGGACCCTTCACAGGAAAACTGAATACCCATGTATGATCTGGTTTAGTCACATCATCTTCTACAGGAAATCCAGCCTCATACATCATCTTAGCCAATGGGTCTTTCTTATCAGCTCTGACTGTCCTTATATAGTATGGGTTATGTCGTGCATGAATACCACTAGCACTATCAACTAACTGACTCACCGTACCAGAAGGCTTAACACAAGTAATAGCAACCGACTGTGGAATACCTAATTTCTTTGACCACTGTAAGTTTATATCTACAGCAACCTGACGCAATTTACGAAGCAACTCTTCCAAACCCTTTGTCTTACCATTGGTTAGTGTATTATCCATTATACCTGTCAAAGACACACCAAGCAATCTTTCTTCTTCACAATTCTCTTGCCACTTACGATTAAGATATCTAAAGTTTGTGAGTGTTGATTGTATAGTTCCTATGATAGTAGCAGTTTTAACCTTTTCTGTTAATGTCTCTAATGTATCCTCTTCTCTTACTACTACCTCCGAAAGATTACAAAACTCCCTATCACGGAGGATTATTTCTGAACAAGGATTAGTCCCAAATTCATGGTCTGCATCTCGTCTAGTATTCTTTGCAGCTTGTGTCTGTGCGGCATGACGATTAAACATACCACGCTCACCTGACTTTGATTCATATAACGACTTCCACTCTTCCATGAAAATACCCATATCAGGTTTTTCAGTATAACAGGCAGAGTTATTAGCCAATGCACGTTGCACATTAGACTCCCACCAACGGCCTGCCTTTGCATGACGCATACGATCATCTGATAGATTGGATAAACTGATAAGCGCCGAACGTCTTACACCACCAACCACAACAACCTCTGCAATCTTGCAGCAGATATCATGTGCCTCTAATGATGTTAGTTTTCTACCAGCAGCCTCTCTGAATATGGCTACACAAAATTTAAATAAATCTTCAAGTGGTTCTGGTCCTGATGCACGCCCGCCAAAGGTTTTTAAAGGCGCACCGGCCGGTCTTACTCTTGACAAATTCCACTTTGGTATTTGACCACCAGCCAATAGAAAAATTAATTCTTTTAAAGCTTTGGCCCAACCTAGTTTAGAATCCGAGACTATAATTACTGTATCAGTATCATAAAATTCTTCATTGATTGTTGGAAGTTTAGTTACAAATTGTCGTTCTACACTAAAACCTACACCTGTACCATTCATCAATACATACAAAAGTTCATCAAACGCACGGAGACTATCTACTGCAATATAAGAACAATTATATCCTGAAACATTTTCTCTTTTTAATGCTTCACCGGCCGTCATTAAGCAACGCATTGATGGCATCACCTTTAATTCTAAAACTGCATTTTTTATTGGGACTATCGCCTTATCTGTAAAATTAAAATCACATTGTTCTTTTAAATGACCTTTAAAAAAACCAAAGTATCTATCTACTGTTTCATTCCATGTTTCTCGTCTATTATCCTCATATCGGTATCGAGCATATCGTGATAAATGAATATACTCCTGATAAGGTGTAGGTAACCCCATAAGTCAGTTCTCCTTAAATTCGCTTCCAGGTGGCCAAGCGCATTTTGGCTTGCAACCCAGAAAAAGTGTTGTTGTCTATAATTGTTTGTATGCCCTCAATACCTGCGAGGGTCATATCGTTGATGTCTTTTTGTTGAATGGAATCTGGCCAAATCACTAGTTCATAATCTATATCAATTAAATTTTCCATTCGTCTTACTATCTCTTTATTTCTGGGTTCGTTATCCAGAATTATTGTTGTATCTTCTTTTTGAAGATTATTAAAATCTGCACCGGCGACAGCAAGACAATTATTCAAAAATAGAGAATCAATAGGACCCTCTACTACATAAACTCTTTTGGAGAAATCAACCCGATCTAAACCAAAGATTTTTGGCTTGTCATCAAACTTTACAGTCAGATACTTGGGTTGCTCATTACCAAAAGCTCTACCTTGTGCAGCAAAAATTTTTCCATCTTCATCATAAAAGGGAATCACCAATCTAGGATGATCCTTATTACTACTTATCTCTGACCAAGCATAGAACTTATGACAGAGATAAAACTTATCATAATGCTCTTTCGGAATTTGTCGGGTGACTAAAACTTGATAGGCAGGATGATCGGCGTTAAGTTTATTTATAGAAACCAAGTCTTTGAGTTTTGGGTCCCTCTTTTTAAACTTAGGTTCTTCAAACTTATATTCAATTTCTTTCTCGGTTGGAAAAAAACTCTCTTTTACATACTCTTTATAGATTTCTGGATTTATGTATTTTACCACATTTCCAGCGGTTGTACCATAATCGCAATTATGGCATCTAAAGTTCATTTGATCCTTTACCCGATAAAAGTATCCACGGGCCTTATTTTTGAATTTCTCAGAATCACCGCAATATGGGCATCTAAGGTTATAAAGGTAATCCCGCACTTTATGGAACTTATCCAAATGCGGACTGATTTCGTGGATGTATTTAATATCAATAAAGATCATCTATACATTATATAACGAATAGGTGGGAAAGTCAAGTTTTTAGGAAAAATGGTTTTGGGGGAAAAAATAGCCGCCGAACTTTACGGGGCATTTTTTGTACAAAGGCCTTTAACTTTTCCCAGGGAACTTTTAAGCTAATTAATAATTACTGCTTGACACAACCAGATAGGTTCGTTGTTATCTTCATCCCAACCAGCATACTCTGCATCACAGGCATTAGTACCACAAGTTTCTATCAACCACTCACCTACACTTAAACCTTCTTGACACGCCTCGCAAGAAGGTGTCAATGCCATACAACAAATTCTAGGTCGTTCTATGTCACAATATAGAGTGTTACCTGGATACCAACAACCCGGCGGGTCGGTAGGTCTTTCACAACCCCAACCTGTGCAGGGCGGCCGCTCTATCACTGCCTCGTCCTCTATCCAAACATCTACTGGTTCACACGCATCACCTGTAATACCTATACCAGCTACAGCAGTACACGCCTGCCCTTTACTATCCTCACCTCTTTCACAACCTGTTAGCATCGGTACTATTATTAATGCTATCAATATACCTAGTATAAAATACAACGCATGATATTTTCTATGTCCAAACGGATCTCTGTCCATGATATATTTCCTCCATGACGAGATTCACATTACACATAATATATTATTTTGTTGTAGCTCTATACACTCCATCCCAATCTTCGCCGGGACTATTTTCTTTGTATTCAGCAATTCGATCTAACATTATATCATAATAGTCAGCCATATCAGGCCAACCATCTCTCAAATCATTCGCAAACTTCTCTGCACTCATCCACGATTGACCACGATAAAGTTGCAAGAACTTTTCGTGTTGCTGTTGGTTAAAATACCAATTGGTATTCTTAAAGACCCATTCGTTATTACCTAATACTGTGAAAATACGAACCGAATCTTTCTTTCCTTTAACTGCAATACTATCCAACTCCACACTAAACAACTCATTCTCAACGGCCGATGCAGTTTCTTCACCTAATATAATAGTTACACCATACCCTTTAGACTGTCCTTCTAGTCTCGATGCAAGGTTCGCCGCATCACCTAATATAGAATAATCAAAACGATTATTTGATCCCATGTTACCCACAACTACCTCACCAGTGTTGATGCCTATCCCAATCTTGATAGGCATGAGTCCTTCGGACTCTAGTTCATCGTTTAATTCCTTTAGTCGTTGCACCATCCCTAGTGCAGACTCAACAGCTTTCATCTCATGATCACTTACATTCACTGGAGCATTCCAAAAAGCCATAATACAGTCTCCCATGTATTTATCAATTGTGCCATCTTTAGACATAATAAAATCAGTCATTGGTGTTAGAAATCTATTGATGAGAGATGTCAGTCCCTGTGGGTCTGTCTTATACTGTTCACTGATAGGTGTGAAGCCTCTGATGTCTGCAAACAATATGGATAGTTTCTTTGTCTCTCCACCTAACTTCAGCAGTTCTGGATTCTTCTGGAGTATCATTACCATTGCCGGTGATAGATATGTACCAAACTGTTTCTTAATGAGCATCTTCTGTTTGAATTCTAATATGAATCTATTGAAGATGCTATGCATACCAACTATAGTTGTCGTAATAATAATCCAACTTACATCAGCAAGCACTAGATGTCTTGTAAACAACCAGTAACTACCAAACGCACTGCCAGCATAGAATAGTATCATCATACCACCGACTGCCCAGTATGGTGTAAATCTTGTAAGGACTACAATGATAAGTCCTACTAATACTGAAATCATCAACTCTATAAACAAACTTATATCATATCGTTTGGGTGCAGTGCCATTGATAACTGTCTGTAGTGCAGAGGCAGATAGAGCCCAATCGTATTGTTCCCCTACTGGTGTGCCGATGATACTGCCGAGTCCTTCAGCCGTGATACCAACAACAACCGTCTTACCCTTGAGTGTCGAATAATCATCTGCTGACGCAGATACAGATTGGAAAGTATTATTCCACCGTAACCATATTCTGGCGTGAGCATCTGTGTTGATGGTGGGATAACCTGGCACACGGACTGCTATGACTCCAGCATCACCTGCTTTGATTTGATAACTTGGATTGCCTGTAGCAACACGGATAGTTTCGATTGCCATTGCGGGATATGTTTCTTCACCCACTCTCATTATCAGTGGTAGTCGTCTGACCACACCGTCTATCTCTGGTGCTGTATTGATAACACCTACACCATCAGCAGTACCACCCAAGTCTGGTATAGGTCCTAACATACCATTCCATTCATACAACCAGGGCAGTGGGTCACCTATCTTGGCAACACCTCTTGGCACAGCATTCTTGTGTGTTTGGTTTGTACCGACCTGTGCTATCACTACACCCATTTGATGTAACGATATCATAAACATCTCATCACCACCTAGTCGGTCTGGTTCGGAGAATAGTATTGGCATCACAATGATACCGACCTCTGCCGCACGAAGGCGGTACACTATGTCGGCGAGCACATCCCGATTCCACGGATACTGACCATACTTTTCTATAGAGGCCTCGTCTATCGTAACGATACCAATGTCTGGTGATAACTCTTTTTCTTCATACTGAGCAAGTAGGTCAAAACTTTTCAGTCGTAATGTTTCTTTTACAAAGGGGTCTTGTAGTCCTATAAATGTAATCACCGCAAGTGTCACAAACCCCATCATCCAATTTGATAATATTTTCATTAGTTTTGTGTTACATTAACCGTACACCCTCCGGAGGTTTGACAATTATTAGTTAGTGAATAAGTCTGGTCTGTTTGACTATCTTGCGTCAGAGTCAAATCTGTCCCATAAGAACCAGTCAGGTCTATTGTAGCAGTATGATCCCCATCTGATTTCTGTACGAGGTTGACA